GTACAAAAATCAGAAACTCGCAAGAGAATATAAAAATATGCTAACAGCAAAAAATAAGATTGCGGACAAGATGCGTGAATATTCCAAACTACCTGAAAAAGGAAACACAGATTCGTATTATGATCCAAGTAGGACTACTACCACTTATGATAGAGCTAGAAAGAGACGGACAGAGAATTTCTTTGCATGGTGGAATGGAAGTGGAAAGAAAAAGTAATAGGCTGGATGCTGAAAAGAAGAGAAGGAGAATACGTGGGCGGTAGAGGTAGTTCTAGCGGAATAAGTGATAAGCACCATAAGTATGGATCGCAATTTCATGCAATTATAGACACAAATGGAAAACCCCTTGTATCTGGAAATATAAAGTTTGTAGAATCAAACTCAAGGCATGGAGAAAGTCTTCAAGAGACAATGACAAGAGGAAGAGTGTATGCGCTTGTCGGGGGAAATGATTTGATAAAAATTGTGTATTTTGACAATAAAAATAAACATGTAAAAGAAATTAATTTTGGACATGTTCATGCTGGCATGGATCCTCATGTACATCATGGATATTATCACAATGAAGATGATGGACCTAAGAAGGCAACAGGACTATCTCCAAAAGAGAAGAAGATGGAAGACAGAGTAAAGAAAGTGTGGTATGATTATCTTAGCAGAAGATAGTTTAGGCTGGCAGAACAGGTTGACAGACAAGGCATCGGTTCAATTCCGGTTGACTGCTGAAGAAGCATCATATGACATGATGCTTCTTTTTTCATAAATATGGGTACAACGAAAAGATTTCATTCAGTTACAATGGTATAAGAGACATTGTATCATGCATGGAATCTTTTTATTTTGGAGGAACAGAAAGGTGAATCTCAACGGAATATCCAAGAAGCTACAAAGGGCAATATTACAGACTGGCTTAATCATCAAGTACAGTCAGAGACAATTCTATTCAGCTGAGCAGAACAGGCTCATCAACATCTACATCCTATCTACTCCGGTACTAGGAAGAGACAGGCATGGAGAATGGAAAGAGAAAGATCTGGAACTGATCAGAACAACATCACAGCTTGAGATAGTGAATTGTCTGAAAGATATATGGGATGAGGTGAAACCATGAGGATTGCCAACAGAGAAATAACAGATGAATGCACGCACTGTGGGAACATCTTGCAGTGTGAACTATTCCGTCAAGGACATGGGATACATACAGAGAGGACGAATGTACAACAGATGATTAAGTGTCAAATGGAACACAGGGAGAAAAGAGACAGTAAAGAAAAGGGTGGTGGTTAATTTGGACGTACAGTTTTTAAGATGCCATTCCAACACAAAGAAGTGCAACATACTCGACAATTGTGAAACATTAGGTGAACAGCATGAATGCAGAATAAATGAGGTGTACGTTGCACCAATAGAGATTCCAAAAGATGGGAATGTATTACTTGCAAAGGTTGTAAGAAGAAAAGGAAAGTACACTATCGGACAGATTATTGTGATTAGTGCGGATCTTGTAAGGAAATGTTTTTCGAAAACCGATGAGTATGTGGAAGAAGGTAGTTAGATGGGGAAGAAGGATAAGCTAACACCTAAACAGAAAAAGTTCTGTGATGAGTACCTGAAACTGGGGAACGCAACACAGGCAGCAAAGAATGCCGGATACAGTGAAAAGACAGCAATGAGCATGGGCGGTGAGAACCTTCGCAAACCACAGATTCTCGACTATATCAACGCTAGACAGGAACAAATCGCAAGTAAAGACATAGCAGATATTGAGGAAATCATGAAGTATCTAACTGATGTCATGCGAGGAAAAATCAAAGATCAGTTCGACCTAGACGCATCATTGTCTGAACGAACCAAAGCAGCACAGGAACTTCTGAAACGTAACGTTGACGATAGGAAGATGAATCTTGAACTGGCGAAACTGGAAGCACAGTTCAAAGACAATGGATCTGATGAAGATGCAAAAGACAACTTCATGGATGCACTGAATTCCACAGCGAGTGAGGTGTGGACAGATGATGAATAACTTTGAGGAGAGATTAGCTTCTGTCCGGCAAGGCATTATGAAACACGCTGCTGCCATGAAAGAGAAAGCTAAGAAACAAGGATTTGAGTTCAAGCCATTCTCGAAGAAACAAAAGCAGGTGCTGACATGGTGGTGCCCTAGCAGTCCGGTAAAGGACAAAGATGGAATTATAGCAGACGGAGCAATCCGAAGTGGTAAGACACTGTGCATGTCACTGTCCTACGTGCTGTGGGCAATGGAAAGTTTCAACCAACAGAATTTCGGTATGGCTGGAAAGACAATCGGATCATTCCGAAGAAACGTATTGTTTTGGTTGAAATTGATGCTGAAAAGCCGAGGATATCAAGTTGTGGACCATAGATCATACAATCTGATTGTGGTCAGCAAGGGAGATACACAGAACTTCTTCTACATCTTCGGTGGTAAGGATGAAAGGTCACAGGACTTGATCCAGGGTATCACTCTTGCCGGTATGTTCTTCGATGAGGTCGCTCTGATGCCGGAGTCATTCGTCAACCAGGCTACAGGACGTTGCTCTGTTACCGGTTCTAAGTTCTGGTTCAACTGCAACCCGGACAACCCTCGGCACTGGTTTAAGGTCAACTGGATAGACAAGTGTGAAGAGAAGCACATCATTTATCTGCATTTTACGATGGATGACAACCTATCGCTCTCTGAGAAGATCAAAGAACGATACCGAAGTATGTATGTAGGTGTGTTCTTCAAGCGTTATATCTTAGGATTGTGGTGCGTGGCTGAAGGACTTGTCTATTCAATGTTCGATGAGGAAAAGCATGTTACCGATGAACACATGAGTGGCGCACTGGAATATATCGTGTCAATCGACTACGGTACAGTTAATCCATTCTCAGCCGGTCTGTGGGCATTCGATGGGAAATATTCGCAGCGTGAAGCAGAATTGTATTACAACAGTAGAGAAGCCGGCAAGCGTGTAGATGATGAAGCCTATTACAAGATGCTGAAAGAACTGATCGGAGACAGAAAGGTATCCTGTATCATCATAGATCCATCGGCAGCATCGTTCATTGAGGTAATCAAGAAGTACGGAGAATACACTGTGAAGAAAGCCGACAATGATGTACTGGACGGAATCCGAGTAGTTACAACGATGCTGAACAAAGGACTCCTAAAGATATATAAGGATTGTACAAGCTGTATCAATGAGTTTGGATTATATTGTTGGGACGAGGAAAAGAACAATGATACAGTGATCAAAGAGAATGACCATGCGATGGACGATACAAGATATTATGTCTACACATTCTTGCGTAGGCGGTTGAGGTGGAAATACTAATGGGACTAATACAAAAAATTAAGGCGGTATTTAATAGAATGTTTGGAGTAAACGAAGTAAGAGATATATTTGGAATTGAGGTAAGTCGCTCTTCTGATATGCAGACTGCCTTAGACTTGTATAAGGGTATGAGATCAGGACTGCCGACATGGTGCATGGACGGAACAATCAAACCGACAAGGTTCTCTAATGTCATTTGCCGGGAGATTGCAAACCTTACACTGTTCAATGTCAATGTTGAGATTGATGGTAACGATGCACTCAAGAAGAAATTTGATGAAGTGTTGAACGCGTTACAAGAGAAACAGGAAGAGAGCTGTGCTACTTGCGGAATGATGATCAAGACGGACGGACAAGGAATTGAGTTCCTGGATCCTGACTATTTCATCATCACGGATACTAACACAAACGGTGATGTACTTGCAGCAGTGTTCTTCTCGTACATCAAAAAGGGAAACAGGTACTACACAAAAGCAGAATATCACAGATTTGAGGATGTGAATGGTGAAAGAGTCTATAAGATTTCATCAAAAGCATTCAAGAGTGAGGATAAGAACCGTATCGGATCTGAAATTTCCCTAGAGAAAGTAGATGAGTGGAAAGATATTCTCCCGGAAGTAGAAGTAAGAGGGTTGGAGTATCCATTATTTGTGTACTGGCGAAATCCTTATGCGAATGCAATCGACAAGGAGTCTCCTCTTACTGTACCGGTATTTGCTGAATGCATTGAAGAGTTGAGATGGCTCGATATCGCACTCAATAAGATGGGCGATGAACAGGAAGACAGCCAGCATGTTACCTTTGTATCACAGTCAGCAATCCAGTATGCTAATCAGAACGGAATCAAGCTCCCTCGATTCATGCAAGGACTTGAAATGGGAGTGGATGCAGACGGTACGATTCAAGAACATGTACCGACAATACTGGTAGCTGAAAGAACTGCTGCCATCAACTTCTATCTGTCTATCATCGGATACAAGTGTGGATTCTCAAATGGTTACTTCTCATTCGACGAAGCTAGAGGAATCCAGACAGCGACGCAAGTGGAATCAGACGATAGAAGAACACTGCACACGATCCAGTCCTTCCGTACAATCTTAGATGGAAAGAATCATGATGGAGTTATCCATAGAATCTTGTATATTCTCTACGCTACAGGAACAGCGAATGGAACAATTCCGGCTTCCGGATATCAGACAGCTTGTGAGTTTGAAGACCTTGTGTACAACCTTGAAGATGATCGTGCACGTTGGTGGAACTATGTAGTACAGGGAAAAGTACCGGCATGGATGTACTTCGTGAAGTTTGAAGGGATGACAGAGCCAGAAGCGAAAGCAATGATTGAAGAAGCCAGTGACAAAGGCGAAACTCTCTTTGATAAATTCCAAGATGAGTAAATTATGGGGACAATGAAAGCAAGCGAATACGGTACTATGTACTTGAGGACGAAAAGTTCATTCGTTTTTCATTCCTTGACAGTGCAATGTACAGCACTATAAATATTGCTACTAACCGTCAGATGGCGGTTAAGGCTTGTTCCTTAGTAGGACGCAGACTCGGAGCATAACCGGGACAGGCCTATTCCCGGTTTCTTGTCATCTCCCCGGGAACACCTAAAATAATGCATCGAGTGGTTTTTCTTGGTTCACGCTCGATGCTTAAGCTATCATAGCTCAAATGGATAGAGCAGTTGATTACGAATCAACAGGTTTTCGGTTCGAATCCGAACGATAGCTTTCTCCGGAACTCGGAGAGAGATCTTTTTCATAACAAATTTTTCCTTACTACAGTGTAGTTGGAAGCCGTATAGCTTAATGGTAAAGCGGTGTTACTCCCCCTTACGCAGATTAAGGTTCGAATCCTTATACGGCTATTTTCAAATATGATTACCTCGGTGAAGAGTGATTTTTCAGTCATGCCGAGATGCAATGGTAACGAGATAGGCTTGTTCGAGATATTGGATAAGCTGATTCTTTCCACTGGGAGTGATTTTGGTGGTGGAGATGGAAACCGTCAACAATGCCTTGCAGTGTATCATCATAGAGAAGTCAAATGCAGAATCCTTGTGGTCAGTGATTAATAGACGTCTGCGGTGCAGAAATAATCCAGTGATGTGAGTGGTGTGAGAGACTACGGACTAACTGGAAATTCTCAACAAGCTGATTTGCCTTGAATCTGAGAGATCGGAGTATAACACAAGAGGTTCGTTAAAGTAGCGGTATGGCAAGTTGATGAAAATAAAGCGAATAGGTGTAAGATGCAACTATGATATTCTGAAAGAACCGTGAAATTTGTGGGCATCAATCCCATGTGTGCTTAGACAGTGGTAGGAAGCCAAGAGTCGCTCTCGGAAGCTCAGACCTATCATCACAGTGGCAGAATATGACTTTTACCATGATTGAATAAGGTGAAGACCTAATTGTGTTTGAAAAAATATAACAGACGGATTTTAGCTGCGGAGTTCCGTCAAAGATTTAATATTCACATTTTTTGCACGATAGTCACAGTGTTTATTATTTTCTTCGTACTGTCTAAAGAACCGTAGCAGAGGTGGTTTGATTACTGTCCACCTGCTAACGGAACGTAGCTCAGTGGTAGAGCAACTGGCTTATATCCAGCGTGTCGGAGGTTCGATACCTCCCGTTCCGATTTTCAGGAAAGAAAGGAGACTGTAAGATGTTTACAATGCCGATCTTCCCACGTTACAAGGAAGAAAAAAGAACAATAATCACTTCGATTACGCAGTACGTGATGTTTCGGATAAGGATTCTAGGCAGTTATGCGACATGCTTTACTGCATTACCAATCGGAGTATCTAAGACGGGAGATATAATTGTTAAGTATGAGCATGAGTATAAGGAAAGATACTTGCCGGAAGAGACACATGGAATCTCGCTACCATCCGTAGTAACCGGAGAAAACTGCTTACCGCTTTGTGGTGATGAACTGTACGATAATGCGGAAGAGCAGAATCGAGAAGAATTCAATTATTTCGTAAATCACGTTATTGGCGAATACAAGAAAAAGAACAACGTAATTGGGAATATTGATTATGAAATTGAAAAATACGAACTTGAGCTAGAACGGAAATATGAAATAGGAGAAGAAACATATATGGTTCCAATGATGAAATGAAAGGAGAATGAACGATGACATTTAAAGAAGCATTAAAAGCAATGAAACGTGGAGCAAAGGTGAGACTTCCTGGTTGGTTATCTTATTATTGGTACTGGGATGAGGAAAAAGAGACGGTTATGACGCATAGTAAGCCGTTGATCGCTGAAGGCGAAGAAAATGAAACTGATATTAAAGACGAGAGAGTCGGGAGAGTTTTTGACGATATGCTAAGAGAGGACTGGATGATTGCAAACGAAGAAAATTGTCCGATACTCTGTGACAAAGCAGTATTTTCATTTGGTGACGCTATTACATATCTGAAAAAAGGGCGTAAAGTGGCACGTAAAGGTTGGAATGGTAAGAAGCAGTACATTCAGCTTGCTACTGGGATTTCTTACAAGACAGCAGATGGAGAAATTGTAAACTGTGAACATGATGCTATCGGAAACATGGCTATTGCATTTGTCGGAACATCAGGAGTACAGATGGGATGGCTTGCAAGTCAAGCAGATATGCTTGCTGAAGATTGGATGTTTGCAGAGTAGGAGGATTAATCATGAAGAAAGCAATGTTAAGTCAGCCAATGGCTGGAAAGACAGATGAAGAAATCGTAGCAACAAGAGAGAAAGCAATTAAGGTTCTTGAAGAAAAAGGATATGAGATTGTAAATACTCTCTTTACAGATGAATGGTATAGCAATGAATCTATGAAAGAACGCGGAGTAGTTCAGATTCCGTTATGCTTCCTCGCTAAGTCTCTTGAAAATATGTCTCTGTGTCATGCAGCATATTTCTGTAAAGGCTGGGAGAACGCGAGAGGTTGTAAGATTGAACATGATGCTGCTGTTGCTTATGGATTGGATATTATTTATGAGGAGTAGAAAATTATGAAAGATTATATAGAAGTAAATGAAACGAAATGCGATGAAGTACGCAACTGTATGTGCACAAAAGAAGTTAATGGAAAGACATATTGCCGTGGCTGCGGAAATGTTCAGCCAGAACAGGAGGCTTAATCATGATTATCACAGGAATGGATCACTTTCAGAGTGTATGTAAAAAAGAAACTTGTTGAATGGTATCGGAAGAACAGACCAGAGACACCTATTGATTTAAGCAATGTATTTATCGTTTGGTCATGCAAGACTTTGCAGAATTATAAATGCCTTGCATCTACTACGGTCAGCGGAGATGGCATCTATGCCGAGTACACTTACAATGGTGACAAACAGGAGTTGTATGAAGATGTGTACAAGAAGCGGACAAACACTTGTTATACTGAGGAATAAACAAGGCGGTGACAATATGGCGGTATCAACTATGAATATTCTTATCATTTGCGTAACAATTTTGCTTTTTGCAATCATTACAAAGGATGATAAAAATGACAAAGATGGTGAAGAATAATGCTAACACCTGAATATTTACAAAGAATAACAGAAGGGGCGGAGGAGATATCTTCGTCCCTTCATCGCACTATTATGGACATGATTATCGAGAGAATCATGAAGAGACTCGGCAGAGGTGAGGACTATCTGCTGACACAGACAGACCGATGGCAGATACAAGTGCTTCAAGAGTCTGGTGAACTGTTAGAGGATATCCAGAAGGAAATAGCGGACAAGACAAAGTTGCAGAAGAAAGAGATTAAGGATGCATTTGTCGATGCTGGTATCAATACTCTGAAATGGGATGATGCTGTGTATATTGCAGCCGGACTCACTCCAACAGCACTGATGCAATCTCCAACCATGCTCAGGATCCTTGAAAGAGATTACCTTGCTACTGCCGGAGAATGGAATAACTTCACACGGACTACAGCACTGGATGCACAGAGGACTTTTATCAATCAGATGGACAATGCATATCATCTTGTGTCTACCGGTGCAGCATCGTACACACAAGCAGTCAGAGATGTGATTAACAACATCACAGAAGTCGGACTCAAAGTGAACTATCCTACTGGGTACAGAATGAGCATTGAGTCAGCAACGATGATGATCGTGAGGACAGGAGTGGGACAAGCAGCTGCCGACATCTCCATGAAGAGAATGGAAGAAATGAACTGGGATACCGTTCTTGTGTCTGCTCACTTAGGAGCACGTACTGGTAATGGTGGAATGAATCCAGGTAATCACTTGTGGTGGCAAGGTCGATTCTACTCACGAAGTGGAAAGGATAAGAGATTCCCAGACTTCGTTAAGACCACAGGATTCGGAACTGGTGAAGGACTCTGCGGATGGAACTGCCGGCACTCTTTCGGAAGTGGTGACGGAGTGAATAATCCTTATGATGACAAGAAGATTAACTTTGCTGATAACCATAAGGTTGAGGAATTGCAGAAGAAACAGAGAGCACAGGAGCGCAGGATCAGAGACACCAAGCGGAAGATACAGAACTTGCAGACAGCTGTTGATAACTGTAAGGATGATAAGGCAAGGTTTGAATTGCAGAATATGCTAGACCGCAAGGCTCACACACTGAAGCTTCAGAACAAGCGGTATAGTGCATTTTGCGAAGAGAATGACTTGAGAGAGTATGCAGAACGATTGAAAGTCGCACAGTGGGACAGAAAGCAAGCTATGAAGAGCGCAGCTGCTGCCAGAAGATATGAAAGTGCGAAAAAGAGTTAAAGATGGGTACAACGAAGTAATCAAAAACATTCATAATGGATATTGGGTGAAGATTATATCGTATTTTTGCACCTCCTTTTTTAAAAAAATAGCCTACTAGGGGAATCCTGTTAAGAGGTATCGCACATCTCGGTAGGCTTTGCTCCTAAGGGAGCTGGGGACAGATGTGAATCTTCCTTTCTATAGCATCTGTTCTTGCGTGGTAATGGTTACGAGGGTTCGACTCCCTCAACCACGATTACCCTGACAGAGGTTTATCTGTCTGAATCCCTACCGTGGACGAAACGGTTAATAAAATACGTTGAGGAGGATATGAAACATGAAAAACATTATTCAGATTCTTTCCGATGCTGGTCTTGAGATTACAGATGAGCAGAAGAAAACAATCGAAACCAGTGTGAATGAGAATTACAAGACTCTTGCCGAGTTTGAGAAACAGGGAAGAAAGCTTGATACAGTCACACAGGAAAGAGACAACATTCAAACACAGTATGACACAGCCAAGTCTACACTTGAAGGATTTGAGGGCAAAGACTTTGATGCTATCACAAAAGAACGTGATGAGTGGAAAACCAAAGCAGAGACCGCAGAGAAAGAGTGGCAGACGAAACTTGCGAACAGCGAGAAAGATTATGCAGCAAAGATTGAAGAAAGAGACTTCAATGATGCACTGGTTAAGGCACTGTCAGGTGAGAAATTCACATCTGAGTTTGCTAAGACAGGAATTATCAGCATGATCAAAGAAAAAGGGCTGAAACGTGAAGGTGAAAAAATCCTCGGACTAGATGATTATATGACAGAGCTGAGAGAATCACAGAAGGATGCATTCGCACAGACAGATGCACCGGCTGCACCAACATTCACGGTGCCAACTACAAAGGGCGGAGAGTCAAGTAAGACTCCTGTGTACACACCACCTACTGTGTGGTAGTCATGCTATAGCACGGTTATCAATTCGAGATAATCGTTGACCTTAAACAGTTAAAGGAGATACGAACATGGCAGATACAAGAATTACGTCATTAAACACACTTCTCGACACTACTGGAAAGATGTTCCTTGCTGAGGAATATGGAAAAGTTATCGAGAACGTACAGAAACTTACAATTTCCGGAAAGATGAAAAACACAGAACTTTCCGGTGATCCACATGCCGGAACAGTAGAAGCAAAGAGATTTGCGAATGCTACACCAAAGGACTACGGAACAGCTAGAACAGCAGCCAAAGGTGATGGTGTAAAAGGTAAATCGGTAACGATTCCGATTGATCAGGACAAAGAGATCGTAGAAGAAGTAGAGCAGAAAGATGTATCTCTTCTTGGAGTTGAAGGACTTATTGCTAAGAGAACAGCAAACCATGCTCTTAGAATGGCAGCTGAGCTTGATACTAAGTTCTTCGAGGTTGCTGGAACAGATGCTACAGAAGTAGATCTGACAGGAATCACAGCTATTGAAGAGATTGCAGAGAAGATGATTCAGCAGTGCGAGACCACAAAGAATGATTACGTAGACGGTGTACCGAGAGCAATGATGCACATGGTGCTGGATCCGGACTACTACGGAAAAATTAGAACATATCTTGATAAGGTAACAGTACCAGGTGTAGGTGCAGCGGACGAAGAGTTCTACGCATTCCACGGTGTTAAAACATACTCATGCGTACATCTTCCACAGGATGTGAAAGCACTTGTTATGGTTGATGGTGCAGTAGCACAGCCAGTAATGGCAGATCCATACAACGCTGAGAAAATTCCGCTGTCAAACGCTTACGGAATCGAGCTGTTCTATCACTTCGGAACTAAGTCTGTAACACCGGACCTTATTTTCAAGAATAAGAAAATTGGTGGTTGATAAGAATGAAATTCCTGGATAAAGAGACAGGATTGTACCTTTCTACCGGTAATGCCGAGAGTATTGCCAGTATGAAAAGCAATCCACAGAAGTATGAAGAAGTAAATGACAAGCCACAGCGAAAGCCGAAAAAGGCAGCAAGCAAAGAAGAGTAAGGAGATCAGACATGGCATACACAGATTATCAGTTCTATACAACTAAATATTTTGGAGATGCCGTGACAGAGGAAGAGTTTTCTAAGTATGCAGAACGAGCAAGCGAACGTTTGGACAGAATCACCTTTGGTAGATTAGAAGATGGTCTTCCGGAAGACAAGAAATCTAATGCAAAGGTTCAGAAAGCTGTCTGTGAGATTGCAGAAGTTCTGTATCAGATCGACTCAATCAGAAAAGCATCACTGGACACTGTAGGTGTGATTAAACACGCTGATGGTACAGTGAGTAAGAAGCAAGTATCGTCCATTACGTCAGGTGCTGAAAGTATCAGCTTTGCAACTGGGACTAGCGGAGCATCCGACAGCATCTATGCACGAGCGTCAATGGATAAGAAAGTGGAAGCTATTCTGATTCGACAGGTGGCTTCTGAGTATCTGCAAGGAGTTGTAGATAAGGAAGGAGTGTGCCTACTCTATGCTGGTATTTAGATGGCTTAAGCGGTTAATGTGCCGACATGAAAAATTGACATATTCTTCAACTTTCCTCGATGAGGTCGGATACCATGAGTACAAGACGCATCATGTATGGAAGTGCAAGGAATGTGGAAAAGAATTCTATTAAGGAGGGGATACCGATGTATGACAAGACTGTGACTGTATTCAACAAATACATTGACAAGAGTGATGCCATATATTGGTATCCTCATGTTATATCCGGAGTCACACTTATTACGGATAAGGCAGCCAATATTGCCAAAACTGGTTTGGATACGGCTGATACAGCTAATCTTCATGTACCGTTTAAGGTGCGTGAAGGAGAAAGGATAGTGTGCAATCTTTCCTATCTCACTCCGAAAGTGTGGAAAACTACGGAAAACAAAGAGGGTTCAATCACATTCTCAACAGGTGACATCTTCTTGGAAGGTGAATATCCGGAAATGGTAATTGCCGATGAAGACTATACGTCACGCACAAACAAAGGATTCTACGATTATTTGAATAAGAAGATGGACAATGTGTTCCTAATCACAAGCGTAGGTTCTTACACACTGATTCCTCATTTTGAGATTGGGGGAAAGTAATATGGCAAGCAAGACATTTCATTTTCCTAGCTTCTCAATCGTAAAAGGTGATATCAAAGTAAATGTCAGCTTGAACCGATTTGAAAAGCAGTTCCAGGAAGCACAATACTGGCTAGACGGTCAAGTGTTTACGGACATGGAAAAGTATATGCCGTTTCGTGACGGTAACATGAGAAACGTGTCTGCGATTATGAGCAGGTCCATGCAAGGAAGCGGTCAAGTGATTGCCGGTGCTCCACCTTACGGAAGATTCCTCTATGAAGGAAAAGTTATGGTAGATCCTGTCACAGGCTCACCGTGGGCAAGGGCCGGAGCAAAGAAAGTGGTCACGGACAGAGACCTTGTGTTTGACAAGACAGCGCATCCACGCGCAACAGACCATTGGTTTGATGCTGCAAAGGAACAATATGTGAAGTCTTGGGCGAAAGGAGTGAAGAAACGTGCCGGAGGAAAGTAAGAAACCGGTCAAGTACGATGTAGACGGTTACGAAGCTGTAACTGATGCACTCGTTTCTCTTCTCAATAGTTTTCCAGGATTAGAGGAAGACGAAAAGATAAGATTCTCCACACTAGATGAAGATGGCGGTATTGCCTTCTATCCAGTGACAGGAGCGGTGATTGCACTGGAAAAGAAGAGTGTAACTGGCAAAGTAGACCAGTTGTGCAACTATCCTTTTTATGTGATCTACCGGTCTTCAATCGACTCTCCAAAGATTAAGGCCAGTACCAAAGAATTCCTTGACACTCTTGGAAAGTGGCTTGAACAGCAGACCGTGGTCATTAATGGAGAACAGAAGAGGCTGGAAGAATATCCAGTGCTTACAGAAGAGAGAAAAATAGAGGAGATCATAAGGCTTACACCGGCTCACTTAGATAATGTGAGTGATGGTAATGTCCAAGATTGGGCAATCAGCATCTCCTTGAAATACAGAAACATATTCTACAAGAAATAACGGAGGATAACAAACATGAAATTAGAGCGTGAAGCGTTGATGCATTATCTTGATGCATCGTTTAAAAAAGCACCGGCAACGGCAGAGTGGGAAGTTCTTGGTGATGATATTGAGGAAATGTCTGTAGAACTGAATCCAGACACAGAACAGAAGAAGAACATTCTCGGAAAAACTGTGACAACTGACAATGGATATACACCTTCCATATCAGCAGATCCATTCTATGCGGATCCAACATCCAAACTGTATCCGAAGATTAAAGAGATTGCATTTGACCGTCTGAAAGGTTCAGCTTGTAAGACTCTTATGCTCGAAGTAATCGTAGAGGATACAGCAGCTGCAAAGCATCTTGCTTATGTACAGGAAGTAATGGTTAAGCCACAGAGCTATGGTGGAGACACAGCCGGTGTCAACATTCCGTTTGACATCACGGATGATGGAGCGAGAACAAAAGGCTATGTAACAGCTGAATCTCTGAAATCAGGCAAACCAGTATTCGCAGAGGGCGAAATCGTAGCTGCTTGAACTGAAGAGCTTTCGGTATACGATGAAGAACATAAAGAAGTATTCGGATTAGAATAGGCGAGAAAGGACGATACAATGAGCAATAAAATAGCAAACAAGATTGTAGTAGATGATGGTAGCAAGGTCTACACGATTGAGAACAAAAGAGGAAAGGTTCTCGGCAAGTTCGAGTTCAGACCTACAGACACAAACATCGTGAAGAGATATGAGGAAGTAGTTGAGTACTACAATTCCTATCAGCTGCCGGAGAATCCAAGCGATGCGGATATGAGAAAAGCAGAGGATGACATCATGGAGAAAATCTCCTACCTTGTCGGAGAAGATGCGAAAGAGACATTCTTCTCAATTCTCGGAGCATTCTCACCACTGGTAAATGGGGAACTGTACATGGAGAACGTCCTGTCCTCTATCGCAAAAGTGATTGAGCGTGAGATGAACATCCGTACAAAGAAGGTACAGAGTCGCATGAATAAGTATGTGGCGAAGTACCACAACTGATGGATCCGTGGAAACTTCCCACATCTTTAGAAGTTAATGGAAAAGAATATTCGATACGCTCCGATTTTAGAGTAGTATTGGATATTCTTTCTGCTATGAATGATCCTGATATCTTCGAACCTGGCATGACGGAAGAAGAGAAACAACAGGAGAAAGCACTCACAATGCTTAAAATCCTCTATGTTGACTTTGATTCCATGCCACCAAAGGACTGGCAAGAAGCCTGTCAGAAAGCGTGTGAGTTCATTGATTGCGGTATCAAGAATGATGGCAAGCCTAGACCTAGAACAATGGACTGGGAACAGGATGCACCTATCATAATACCTGCTGTGAATAAGGTCAATAACGGTGATGTACGTTCTGTAGACTATATGCACTGGTGGACATTCTTCGGACTCTATATGGAGATTGGAGAAAGCACATTTTCAACAGTAGTCAGCATCCGTGACAAGAAGAGAAAAGGTAAGAAGTTAGAGAAGTGGGAACAGGAATACTACAAAAATAATAAGTCTATTGTGGACTTACATCAGAAGAGTACAGAGAGAAGTGACGAAGAGAAAGCTGAACTCCGAGAACTATTCGGATTGAATAAATAACCGGATATCAATAGAGATATTCGCTGACCGCAGATAATTAGCGGTGGAAAGGATTAGAAATGGCACAAGCCGACGGCTATATCATAATTGACACAGAGATTAACGCTGACGGCATGAAAGCCGGAAGCAGAGAAGTTGAAGCAGCTGTCAGAAGAATGGCAAATTCGGTCGAGGACATGGGTTCCAAAGTTAGGGCAGCACTCAACAAACAAGCAGACTCATTCTCAAAGTTAAATCAAGAATATGCTGCACAAGAGAGAAAGGTTTCTGACCTTAAGAAGAAAGTAGCTGAATATGGTGAGCAGAAGATTCCAACAGAGGAATACAGAGAGATTCAGACTCAGATTGACAGAGCCACACAGAAACTTAGCTCACTGGAATCTGCACAGGAAAGATTCCTGTCTACTGGTGGCAGAAAGAACAGCTCATCTTTTAAGAAGATGCAGTATGACATAGAAGAGCTTGAGAATGAAATTAAATATGCTAAAGCAGAATTAGCAGAATTAGAAGCATCAGGCGGAGCATTTACGCTTGGATCAAAGACACAGGAAGCAGCAGCCAGCATGCGTACATTGCAAGCAGAAGAGAGAAAGCTTGCGGACATGAATAACAGACTTCACACATCGTATAATTCTGTAAAAGGAAGTGTGGACGAATACAAGCAAAAATTGATGAGTGCAGCACCGGCACAACGTAAACTTGCCAGCGAAAGTGAAAGAGCGTCAAAGTCTATTGCAAAAACTGGAAAGGCTGCGAATGGTGCGAAACTCAGCATTGGAAGAATGCTTGGAATGTCACTATTAATGAGCGTAGCGTTCAGAGCATTCTCTGCTGCAATCAACGCTATCAAGGACGGATTCACAAACCTTGCACAGTACTCTAGCAGCACGAATAACAGTATATCAATGCTGTGGAGTAGTCTTGAAACTCTTAAGAACAGCTTAGCAACAGCGTTTGCACCAATTCTTAGCATAGTAGCACCAATATTAAGCAAGTTCATTGGTATGCTTTCGACAGCTGCAAGTTATGTGAGTATGTTCTTCTCATTCCTATCTGGAAAGAGTACATACACGAAAGCTATCGCAGTACAGAAAGATTATGCCGGAAGCCTTAAGGATACGGCAAGCGGTGCGAAAGATGCAGCGGACGGAACAAAAGAAGCTACGGAAGCTGCGGAAGAGTACTTATCGCCACTTGATGATATCAATAAAATGGATAAGCAAGACTCAGGAAACGGTTCCGGTGGATCCGGTGGTGGTGGAGGTGGTGCCGGTGGCGGTAGTGGTTCCGGACCATTGTTCGAAGAAGTACCGATTGACAATAAGTTTGCATCCTTGCTTGAATCCGTACTGGACAAATTGAAGCAGATCAGGGACATCTTCATGAGTGGATTCTGGGATGGACTTGGAGATTACAAGCCACTGATCGAAGAACTCAAGAAGGATTTAAACTCTATTAGCGGATACATCAGAGACATATTTGCTGATAAAGATGTTCAAGCAGCAGCGAAGAATTTTGCTAGAAAATTCATTTACAATCTAGGGAAGATTGCCGGAGCATTTGTGAGTATAGGACTGACCATAGCAGTGAACATAGTAGGTGGAATCGAAAGCTATCTTGCTGAAAATGTGGACAGGATAAAACGTTATCTCATCAGAATGTTTGACATTGGTGCTGAAATCATGGATTTGCTTGGCACTCTTGCAGCCACAATTGCAGAGATTTTTGCTCAGACATTCGGTTCACAGACCGCACAGAATATCACTGGAAATATTATAGGAATATTCGCCACAGCGTTTGGATTAGTTTCTGAATTAGTAGCATCATTCGCAAGAGATTTGATTAATTTTATCGTACAGCCGATTGTTGATAATAAGCAAAAAATCATTACTGCAATCAATGAATTGCTTGCTCCGATTGAAACGATAACACAAGGAATAGAAACTTTTCTTCATAATGTCGCAGATGGTGTGACGGATTTATACGACAACCACATTGCCCCATACTTCCAAAAACTGACGAATGGATTCAGCATGATTGTTGGAGCTTTGCTTAATGTATTCAATAATTACATTGCGCCAGTTCTTTCAAATATTGCAACACTAGTATCAGGAGTTTTGAATGGTCCGGTCAGTGATGCCATAGGACAGGCACTCATATTAATCGGAAAAGTGATAGATATTCTTGGCATTTTATGGGAAAGCGTTCTTGCGCCATTCATAAGCTGGCTGATAGAAACAATCATACCGGTTTTAGCTCCTATATTTGAGTGGGTTGCTACGACATTTATCAATTTGTTCGGAACAGTATCGCAGATTACAGCCGGAATCCTTGAAGTCTTGAATGGCTTCTTAGATTTCTTCAAAGGAGTATTTACTGGCGATATCACACTTGTAACCGAGGGATTAAAAACTATCGCAGAAGGATTGAAAAAAGCAATCGTTGCAGTATTCACATTCATCAAAGACAACATCTTGACACCATTCAGTAACTTCCTTGAAAAAGTATTCCGTGTGAATTTTGAAAAGACATTCGGATTAGTAGGAATGTACATGGAATCTTGGGGGAAAACACTGAAAGATATTGTCGATTCCGTGAAACAAATATTCCAGGGAATTATTGATTTCGTTACTGGAGTATTCAGCTCAAATTGGAGTCAAGCATGGAACGGAGTGAAAGAAATCTTTAGCGGAATATGGGGAACATTTGCTGGTATTGTGAAATCTCCGATTAATGCAATCATTGGATTCATCAACCAGTTACTTTATGCAGTGGAACGCATGCAACATGGAATTGCAAATGCATTGAATGCAATTTCGATTGATCTTCCTGGATGGGTACAGGGTTTAACAGGCTATTCTTCTTTCGGATTCAATATTGGATATATCTCAACTCCACGAATTCCGTATTTAGCGCAAGGAGCAGTTATCCCGCCAAACAAAGAGTTTATGGCAGTACTTGGAGACCAGAAGAGCGGGAACAACATCGAAGCACCTGAAAGCCTTATCCGAAAGATTGTCAGAGAAGAAACCGGCAGCAGTTCACAAAGAATTGAAGTTCCTGTATATCTGAACCGTAGACAGATTGCGAAGGCTGTACTTGAAGAAGGAAAGAACATGAGAACACAGACGGGAAGAAATCCGTTTGAAATGGCTTAGGAGGTAGAACATGGCACAGAATCATTTGAAATTCGGTTCGTACACAGCACCGGAAGTGGACGAGGACGGATACCAGATTTCATTCGCTACTACCTCTACAAAAAACTCAGGAAGAACCATGAGGGGAAATATGAAAAACTCCCCTCTCTTCACAATAGAAGCTTATGAGCTGAAATGGAGTGACATTAAGGTAAGTGACGCAAGCAAAATTCTCAAGGAGGTTATGGGAAAGAGCGGATTCGACTTTTTCCACCTTAACATTTATGAGGATAAATGGGAAACCAAAAGGTTTTATGCAGCAAACTTTAATGCTCCATGTGTAAGTTTAGTAGAAGGCGAAGAGAAACTGGATGAGCTGAGTTTTCAAGTAACATCGGAAAATCCAGTGTTATAGATTTCACCGGATATCGTTAGAGATATTCGCTGACCTTAAATAGTTAGAGGTAGATTTAATGAAGAATGTAAGCAACGAATTCAAAAACATCATAAAGTCAGGCGGCCCGTTCTATGCTTACGCATCGATTACACTGAAAAACGGCGAGAAACTATATCTTGATTCTGAAAATGATTTTTTTATCAGTGGAAATGGATATTCAGAAGACGGAGGAGATGGATTCCCACTGGGATCCGCTCTCTCCAAGTCCGTTACACTTGTCATTGATAACATTGACGAGAGATTTTCCAAGTATGATTTTTACTACGCACAGATTTCACTCTTTACGGAAGCTGACATCGAAAATAGAAGCTACGATATATGGAGAGATATAAAAGGCGAGGAAATACTTGATATCAATGGCAACACGATTATGCTGACGAAATCAAGAATCGAGAGACTGAACGAGGGCACATTTACCGTGCTTGAGCCGACAGCAGTTGGAGATACGATAGAACTTGTAGGTTACGATTCAATGTACAAGGCAGATGCAGACTTCACATCTAAATTATCTTATCCAACAACAGCCGGACAGCTTTTGAGAGAAGCGTGTAGTACATGTAATATCATGCTTGGAAGTCCGAAGTTTAACAATGACGATTTCGCGATTGAACAGGCTCCGGACAAAGTGACTTGCCGAGAAGTTATCGGATATATCGCAATGCTTGCTGTTGGTAATGCAGTGATTCAGGACGGAACACTTGTTATTAAAAGTTATGACTTCTCTGCAATATCGAAGATTGCGAGTAGAGCGGACTTGGTGGAAGATGCTGGCTATAGCATTTTGATGGATTATCAGTCAGATCCGGACATTAGCACAGATCCTGTTGTAATCACTGGAATTGCGACCACAAAGAAAGTAGAAAACGAGAGTAGAATCTTAATAAGAGGCACGGATGATTATGCACTTGAAATCACGAATCCTCTTATTGAAGGACATGAAGATGATGCTATCAACCTGATTGGAGATGTACTGATCGGAGTTAAGCTGAGAGGTTTTAGCGGAGAGTTCTTCCCGGATCCAACGATTGAATTCATGGATTTGGCTTGCGTGGTAGATAGGAAAGACAAAGTTTATCCAACATTTATCACATCCCATGAGTTCAGCTATCTCGGAAGCAGTTCGTTCTCTTGCGGAATCAAAGATCCGGAACGTCAAAAGAGTACTTATTACAGCGAAGCTAAAAAGGTATATGAAAAAGCTAATAAGGAAATCAAGCAGAATAAGACGGACTTTGAAGCAGCTGTCGAGAATCTGAATAAGACGCTTGAGAATGCATCTGGAATGTATTCGACAGAATCACCACAGCCGGACGGAAGTATGATTACATACATCCATGATAAGCCGACAGTAGAAGAGTCCAAGAATGTAATCAAAGTTACATCTGAAGCCATTGGTATATCAAATGATGGCGGTAAGACATATCCTTACGGCTTATTCCTTACCGGTGATCTGATAACAAGAATCTTGTATGCTATCGGCATAAATGCTGATTATATCAATTCTGGTTCTCTTACCGTAAAAGATAAGAATGGAAATATTACTTTCTACGCTGACACAGAGACAGGGCGAGTAACTATCAATGCAGAGTCCATAAGCATCACAGGAAAGTCTGTAGAAGATATCTCAAACGGAATTGTAGATGATTTTGTCACAAATATCTATAAGAATGACATTGATGAGATTAAAGAGTCTGTCCGGAATAAGATAGAGACATGGTATCAAGATAGTGATCCGTCTGTAAACTGGAAAGACAAGTCCGAGCATGAAGGTGACCTGTGGAAGGACACAAGAGATAACAAAGAGTATATCTATCGTTCCGGCAAATGGGAAGAAATGAATGTGCCGGATGAAGTCTTTGACGAGATCGATGGCAAGGCACAGATATTCATTAACACTCCTGTTCCACCGTATCGTGTTGGTGACTTATGGTTTGATGCAGATACACAGGAGCTTCTCACTTGCGTAGAAAGTAGAGACACTGGAAAGTGTGTGAAATCCGACTGGCAGAAAAAGACTAAGTATACGGATGATAGTGGATTGAATACCTTCATTTCTGCGGTATATGATCCAAAGATTGCAGAATTACAGAGTCAGATTGATGGACAGCTTGAAACATGGTTCTATGACCACGAGCCTAGCTTACAGAACGAACCGGCTGTAAATTGGACAACCAACGAGCAGAGAAAAAACCACGAAGGTGATCTCTTCTTCTGGAAGTCCACTGGATATTCCTACCGATTCTTACAGGACGGAGCGGTTTGGAAGTGGCAGATCGTACAGGATACAGATATTTCCAAAGCACTTGCAGCAGCAGAGAAAGCACAGGATACTGCGGACCACAAGCGAAGAGTATTTGTAGTGACTCCTCAGCCACCTTATGACATTGGTGATTTATGGGTGCAGGGCGAAAATGGTGACATCATGCGATGCCGAGTACCTAAGAGTGATTCTTCTGAATACGCTGTGGATGACTGGGAAAAGGCATCTAAGTACACGGATGATACAAGAGCCAACGAAGTGCAAAAAGAACTGGAAACAGTCAATAAGGACTTGCAGAATCAGATTGATGGCAAAATTGAGACATACAATCAATCTGCTGATCCGGCAGCTTCATGGACAACAGCTGAACTGAAAGCAAAGCATACTGGTGACTTATGGTACAACTCAAAAACCGAAGAAACAATGCGTTGGAACGGTTCAGCGTGGTCAAAGTTAAGTGATGCGGATGCGAAAGCTGCAAAGAACCTTGCTGTCACAAAGAAACGTGTATTCAGCGTAACTCCTTATCCACCTTATGATAAGGATGACTTGTGGGTACAAGGCACAAACGGAGATCTTATGCGATGTGTGATCTCGCGTCAGAGCGGAGAGTATGTCGCATCCGATTGGGTTAAGGCTACCAAGTACACAGATGATTCCGCAATCAATAACTTTGTTAAGAATACTTATGCTGCTGACCTTGAGAATATCAAGAATCAGATCGATCAGAAGATAGAAACCTGGTTCCAACCTACTGACCCGTCACTTAATTGGACTGGAAAAGAAACACAGCCTCTTTGTGATGTAAACGGGAATGAAATCTTAGATGTTAGTGGAAAAACTATTACAATCACTGTGGAAACCGAGAAAGCAACTCATGAGGGTGACTTGTGGAAGAATTCCAAAACTGGTGATGAATACATCTACAGAAGCGGAAATTGGGAAGAAATGCCAGTTCCAGACTCTGTATTTGACGAGATTGATGGTAAGTCATCCATCTATGTGACACAGCCGAAGCCACCTTATAACGTTGGTGATGCGTGGTTTACCGGTACAGATATCCTTACTTGTGTAGTTGACCGTGATAGCGGAGGATTTGTTGCTTCCGACTGGCAGAAGAAGAACAATTACACAGATGATTCTGCACTGAACAACTTCCTAACTGGTGATTACTCAGAGACCATCAAAGAGATTAAGACACAGGTTGATGGTAAAGCGGAAACATGGAGACAGGATACAGACCCATCAACAGCATGGACAATAGATGCATTAAAGGCTCAACACAAGGGAGATTTATGGTACAAGACTTCTGAACAGAAATCTTACATCTACAACGGAACCGGATGGACAGAGCTGAAGTCGAATCCACCGGATGAAGTATTCGATGCGATTGACGGTAAAGCGCAGATTTTCTCAACGCAGCCAAAACCACCGTATAATGTCGGTGATTTGTATTTCACTGGAAATGATATCCTTGTCTGCAAGAAAGACAGAGATACAGGCGAATATGTGGCGAGTGACTGGGAGAAGAAAGATAATTACACGGATGATACCACAGTAAATGATTTCATTCAGAATGTTTACGATCCTACCGTTGAGGACATTCAAAATCAGATTGATGGCAAGATAGACACTTATTACTTTGACTACGCTCCAAACAATTCCAACCTTCCTGCATCCGAATGGACTACGGCATCCGCGAGACAGAAGCACGTTGGTGACCTCTTCTTTTGGAAGAGCAAAGGTTTCACCTACCGCTACATGAAAGTTGACACTTCTTTCCAGTGGGTGAGAGTTAAGGATGCGGACATTGAGTCTGCTATGCAAAAGGCATCAACAGCACAGGATACCGCAGACGGAAAGAGAAGAGTGTTCACATCAACTCCTACTCCACCGTATGACGTTGGAGACCTGTGGACGCAAGGAAGCACTGGTGACTTGATGCGATGTAGAACAGCAAGAGCTCGTGGAAATTATAATTCTTCAGACTGGATTCTTGCTACAAAGTATACGGACGATACAGTTGCAAATAAAGCCATTGCACAAATAGAAGTCCTCGATGGAAAGTTAAACCTGAAAGTCACAGCAAAAGAAGTTGAATCTTTGATTGAACAGAAAGCTGACTCCATTCGTTTGAAAGCGGACAAAATCAGCTGGAGTTCAAAGTATTCCAGCATGAGTGAGAATGGAACGCTTACTTGCCAAAATGCCACAATCAACGGAACTGTTACAGCAGTAGCTGGAAACAGAAAAGCCAAGGTAACATCAGGTTACACGGAATACAGTTGGAATGACACGCTGCTAGGTCACATCGGTACAAACTGCATGAAGAGTGATGCGAACAAAATGGGATTGAACTTCGACCTTGAGTACGATGGCTGGTATATGACATGGGCATATAAAAATAAACGAGATGATAATGCTTACTCGATGAAGATGACCTATGCAAGTGCTGCTTTTGACGGATTCACAAAAGACGCAATCAATATGGGATGCGATTTAGATATGAAAAACCACACTATCAAAAATCCGTCCTTTGAAGGCGGAGGAATCACTGGAACAATTAATTTTACACAAATATATAACGCAAAAAGTGATGGCAGCTTCGAATTTTCAAACGGATGTAAGATGCAGTTTAAAAATGGAATTTTGATTTCAGGATCATGGTATTGGTAAAGGAGCGTATATGGCAGAAATAAAAACAGAAGATAAGATATATATCTTAGAAGAAGCTGAACCAGTTATCAACACAGTGAAACGCGTAGAAAAAAGCGGTACTGTGAAAAATGATACAAGGGAAGCGTTAAGAATCTTACTGGGGGAAGAATCATGAGTATGACAGAAGCCGCAAGGCAGATTAGAAAACTGATCGAACTGACAGCCAGTAACCTTACAGACGAACAGGCGGCATCCTTGCCGTGCTGTTTCCCTGTATGGAAAGAAGGCATGGAAGTAAAAGAGGGTGAACGCTATGCGGTACGTGTATCCAATGCGGTTACCACAGTAGCACTTGAAGATGAAGCACCACAGATTGAGGAGAATCTTGTGCTGTGTAAATGTATGAAATCGCATACAACCACACAAGCAAACTCACCTGTGGAATCAGAAGATTTGTGGAAAGTTCTGTAGAAAGGAGAAAACATGGCGGAAGAAGAAAAGAAAGAAAAGGTCACGTTACCTTTCAACTTTAGAGTCAACCAGTGTAGGAACTATCTTAGACTAGCTGTTAACACAGCAGTATCTCAGTACGGCTTAGACGGTGCTGTTATCAGCTTAATCATGGAGTCCTTACTGGGAGAGGAACATAGACAACAGGTAGCATATATGGCAGAACAGACAGATGCCATTGTAGAAGAGATTCAAAACAAGGATAAGGAGAATTAATCATGGAATGGACAAAGTACACAACTAAAGAAGCACTGAAAGACAATGATGAGTTAATGATTCTTGACAAGGATGCAAATGCAAACAAGCGTACTTTGATGGACAAGATATGGAATTATGTTGTGGACAAGATGACTACGGCAGTTATCGCAAAGTTAGGAACAACTAACAAGACTTTGATCGGGGCAGTTAATGAATTAAATAGCAAATCGTTCCACAACATTCCACGTCTTGTACCAAAAGATATCACATCTTATTACAAGGATGGTTCACTGTGGAAACGTCTTAATGGTACAGGCGGATATTCATTATATCAGGATATTTATGCAGGAGATTATTTTCAGATGTCTCGTGTAATTTCGGCAAAGAATCCTGATTCCTCACTGCAAATGACTGGTACTGATTGGGTAACAATCGCATCTATCGGTGGACTTGCACACAACGGAGATAATATTGGCTTAACACCAAATCATCTCGTCATGATACCGGGAAAAGGATTTGGCGGAACACAGCATTTCGGTAGAAGTCGCATGAATCCAACAAATACTACAGAGGGTGGATATAAAGCATCCGAGATGAACACAACAGTATTAGGTGCTGTAGCTACAAGTGGTTCAACGACGGCTGACGCAACGATTAATCAGCAGTTATATGCAGAGTTTGGAGCGCACTTAAAGAAAACAAGAGAACTTGTAACTAACAAAATCAATGCTACTGGTGTAAACCGTTACGGAACAGCTAATGGCTGTACAAACGGATGGGAATGGATTGACGCACAGGCGATTCTTATGAGTGAGGTTGAACTGTACGGTTCTATAGTTTGGTCGTCCGCCGCATGGGATACAGGAAACGCAAACCATCAGTTTGAATTGTTTGCAAATTCTAAATCTGCAATTAATGATCGTTCAGCTTGGTACTGGCTAAAAGACGTAGCGTCTGCGTCTGAGTTCTGCTTTTGCAGCAACAGTGGGCATTCCAGCTACCGCGGCGCTAGTAATGCGAGCGTCTATGTTCGCCCTCGCTTCGTAATCGCAGCGTAGCGAATCTGAAATCACCACCCCTTGTGGGTGGGATTGAAGATGATAAAAAGAAAGGAAATACTACATGTCAGTTTTAAAGAACTTAAGAAGTCTTTCCTCTATGGAGTTTTACAAAAACGCAATAGAAATGAGAAAAGCAATTACAATGTGGATGCTAAGAGACTTTGGGACAAGAAGAAATTCAAGGTCTGTTGCTAGTGTTATCAAAGATATTGATGATGCCGATAAGCGTGTAATTGATGAAATTTTTGCGAAATACGGGAAAACTCCAAATCATGAATTTCAAAGTGAGTATCCATCTTGGTTTGTAGAATTTGAACGTGGTATTATTATGAAAATATTACAATCAATTATTCATAATATCACACGAGCAAATTCTGTATATCCAACTGATGACTTTTTAAATGATGAATATGCCATCAGACGACAATATCAAGATGTAGCAATATCTGAGTGCTACTCACTTATTCAAGAACTACAATATATTGTTGCTTGCTTTGAAACCGACATTAATAAGTTCCAACCAATTTTAGACAAGATCGAAAAAGAAGTTGATTTGTTAAAGGGTTGGAGACAAAGTGACAATAAAAAGAGAAAAGACCGATTGAAGAAACTAGGAAAATAGATAATATTGGGGTAACGCTTGTAAACGTCTGCGTCTGAGTTCTGCAATTGCAACAACAATGGGAATTCCAACTACAACGACGCTAGTAATGCGAACAACTATGTTCGCCCTCGATTTGAATGACATGCTACTATCACCTTATGTGAACGCATGTTTTACGAAGGAAGTGTTATCCATCCAGTAATGGTAAATAGTTCACATGACGCTGATGGATACGTCTAAAAGCTATAAGCGTGTGACTTTATAACGGAAAGAATTATATGAAAAATAATAGCTATGAAATTTTGCTTGATATAAATGTGTTGTATAAAGCATTCCAGGAATGTAAGAAAAATGTTGACTGGAAATGTTCAATGCAGAAATACGAATCAAACATTCTTCAAAATCTAAATGCATTGCAAAAGCAATTAAAGAACAGGAGTTATATTCCTGATAATTATGTTGAGTTCAATGTGTCTGAACGTGGCAAAACAAGACATATCAAGTCGCCAAGTATCCGAGATAAGATATTACAAAGGGCAGTTTGTGATAACATTTTAGAGCCAATTCTTTATCCGAAGCTAATATATAATAATGGTGCATCAATTAAGGACAAAGGTGTTGAGTTTACTAGACAGCAATTAGTAAAGCATCTAAGAAGATATTATGTGGAGCATGGAAATGATGGGTATATTTTGACATGTGACTTTCGAAAATTCTTTGAAAGTATACCACACGACAAATTGATTTCAGCTTTACAAAAATATATACCGAATGAAGATACCATAAATCTTTTGAAAATTATTATATATTCATACAACGATGATGGTGTCGGTCTCGGCATCGGTTCGCAAGCGTCACAGATATTTGGAGTATTTTATCCTACTCCAATTGATACATATTGTACAGTTGTAGAGGGAAATAAATATTACGCAAGGCATATGGACGATTTTTATGTCATACATCACGATAAAGAATATTTAAAACAGCTATTGCCGAAGATACGAAAAATAGCTGATGAACTCGGTTTGACACTTAATGAAAAGAAAACACAGATATGTAAATTGAGCAAAGGGTTCGTATTCTTAAAACAATTCATATATATGACCGACACAGGCAAGATTGTACGAAGACCAGTAAAGAAAAACGTAGTCCGTGAAAGAAGAAAATTAAAAACTTTTCACAAAAAATTACAAAATGGCGAAATGACCATGAAGTACATTAGGGAACATTATAAATCATGGCGAGGTACTACGAAAAAGTATGCCAAACCTTACACAATTAAGAACATGGATGCACTGTACGTGTCTTTGTTCGGAACAGGAGAATGATATGGAAGAAAATATTAAAAAAATGGATTTGGAAGCAGAACTTAGAGAGCTTAGATCAGAATTACAGGCTAATACATCAGAGGTTGGTGACTGGAAGATTGTTAAAGCCTTAGAATATCAGCTTTCCGGTGAAGAGATTCCTTATGACATTAAGGAACTGAATGCAAAGAGGCAGGCTATCAGGGATAGAATCAATACCATTGAGATTGAATTAGCTGAAATGGAATAATGCATATAGACTGTATAAAGATAATTTTTATGCAGTCTATTTTTTTATGGTATAATACGATTTATAATATTAATGGATTCATTGTGGTGTGTAAATCCACAACCGTTTATTGTTTAAAAATAAGAAATACACCTCCCATTTCATGAACTGAAATAAAGCATTTAAATCCACCTCTTTTTGAGTCATAATTGGCTAGAAAGGGGTGTTTTTTATGGAAAAAGACATTAATATGATAATCAAAAATGTTGTAAACATGATGCAAGAGGAGTTGACTGATGAACAGATGCACAAATTGGAGAATGTGCTGTATATTTCGTTCCACGGAGTCAAACTTCAAGAGGAATGTACCTCATTGGTAACAAGTCAATCTCACTGGGATAAGATTCTCAAATTGTTCATTGCAAGTAAACGCTTGGAGAACTGCTCACAAGGTACGATTGACCGCTATGTGGACTGTGTAACCAAGCTAGTCAACTATCTCAACAAGAGATTTGAGGACATAACCACGAATGATATACGCTACTACCTTTCCATGTATCAAGAGACAAGGAAAGTGTCTATCTCGTACATGGACACGCTTAGAAGATACTTTTCATCATTCTTTGGATGGCTTTCTGACGAGGGATTCATAAGCAAAAATCCAATGAGACGCATCAAGCACATGAAAGTGCCACAGCGCATCAAAAAGCCGTTTACCTCCGCAGAGAGGGAGCATCTACGTTGCAATGCAAAGAGCCAGAGAGATGTGGCAATTATGGAATTTTTGTACTCCACAGCAGCACGTATCGGCGAGGTAACAGCTCTGAACCGCAGTGACATTGATTGGGGAAACAAGGAAGTAATCATTTACGGAGAAAAGGGAAAGAAAGAGAGAAAAGTGTATCTGACGGATGAATGCGCATATCATCTCAAGAAGTACCTTATGTCAAGGGATGATATGAATCCAGCGTTATTTGTATCAAATCGAAAACCACATAATCGAATGGGAAAGGAAGCTATATGGTCAATGCTGTCTAAGTTAGGCAAAAAGACAGATGTTCACGCACATCCGCATAAGTTCCGAAGAACCCTACTCACGGATGCTGGAAGTAGAGGAATACCGCTGCAAGAGATTCAAGCCTATGCCGGACACCAAAAACCGGATACAACCATGATGTACGTCACTGTAAGTGAATCTAATGTAAAAGCATCTTTTAGAAGATATATAGCGTAAGCTGACTTGATTCAATATTGATTTTTTAAAAGCCGTTTCTCGATGGCTTGTTTGCTATACCATTTTTTATGAGAAGTCTGTGTTTTCCGATATGCAAAAATGATGTTTTCTAAAAATGTGTGATGGTGATGAAATGGGAGGTGTATGTCCTTATCATGTTACTTTCAGACAGGTAAAATATGCATCCTGATTACAAGATCCTGCTCGTAATTACTGTATACAATCCAATCGGTTGAATCTTTTGATACAATGTCGATTGCATTTCTTGTCTTACTATGATTTACTATTACTGGAATAGCTAATGGAAATTCTGATGTTGATGCAAAGACAACAAATTCATTTTTTTGTGTGGTAACTCGCACGTCTTTAAATGTTATCTTCTTGCTATTTTATGATTAAATCATATTTTTGTTAATGTCATTACAATCCACACGTTAGTTGAAACTTTTAATGTATTACCATCGAAAACAAAATTAGTTCCGGTTAATTCTGACTTGATAAAAAGTATACCACCAGTTCTTTCTTTTGACATTCTGCTAAGTGCTACAGCGAACCCTATGTTTTTAATATTGTCTCTGTCTATTCCTGAATAGCAAATTAGATACGAACTTCCATCGTCTAATATAATAGATCTGCCATTTGAAGGATTTATTGTAATACGTTTTGCATGAGTTAAACTGTTGCTATTTTACCAAATAATTATAGCACTGTTATTCCCTGGAAAAGTTATTGTAACAGTATTTGTGTTTGAATCAACAATTCCAATAACCCCTTCTTTACTAGCACCGTGTAAAGATTCTACTACAACAACATCATTGTATTGTCTTGTTACAAGAAGTAATGTTTCAGACGTTGTGTTGATTGTTCCAAACACAATAGCGGTTTTGTACATTTGTAAGTCAATACTAATAGATTTTCCAGTTATATCTTTTCTTTTTGCATTGCTATTTCATCTATGACTCAATATGGGTACAATCATCCACTAAAAATCCAGTACAATTATCTTAAGATTGCATAAATATCATAATTAGCTGTATTAACATTGAATCAGAATTATAAGTATTTAAGGAGAATGGTGATGGAATATGTAGGAAGAGAAGAACATACAGAATTTGCCAAACGTATCGAGGACGAGCAGCATAGACAGAATAGACGGATTGAGCTGTTAGAGGAATCTGTAAAACAGAACACAGCGCTTACGGTATCTGTTGAGAAGCTTGCGAATAATATGGAAAGTATGGCAAACGAACAGGCGAAACAAGGCGAAAGACTGGAAGCATTGGAGGGCAGAGATGGCGAAATGTGGAGAACGGTAGTTAAATATGTACTCACGGCAGCTCTCGGACTTGTGATCGGATTGGTAGCAACGCAGATTGGATTAAAATGATAAGGAGAATGAACATGGAACAGATTATCAATTATGTAAAGCCGGAACTTATTGTTGTAGCTATTGCACTGTACTTTATCGGCATGGCAATTAAGCAGTCTGAGACTATCGCAGACAAGTATATTCCTAGCATCTTGGGAATTGCTGGAATCGTGATCTGCGGTATCTACGTGATTGCAACTTGTACTCTTAGAACTGGACAGGATATCGCAATGGCAATGTTTACCGCAATCGTACAGGGAATTTTAGTGGCTGGATTAAGTAACTATGTCAACCAGTTAATCAAGCAGAGTGGAAAGGAAGAGTAATTATGACAGAGCAGACAGTAAAAGAAATTATCAAGAGTTTTGCCTACGGACTTTCAGCGAAAGAAATCTCGGACAATGAGGGAACATCACTGGAAACTATGGAAAAATTTGCAGAGGAACACGCAGCGGAGATCGAGCAGAAGAAAGCAGAGCTGAAAGAAGGTGGCTGGTATGAGTAAACTTATTATTGATGTTAGCTACCACAACGGAGTCATTAACTGGGAAAGAGTCAAAGCGTCAGGTTGTGCCGGTGCAATCCTCCGCTGTGGATATGGAGATGATATCGCATCACAGGATGATAAGCAGTGGGTGAGAAACCTTGCAGAGTGTGAAAGACTTGGAATTCCGGTGGGAGTCTATCTGTATAGCTATGCGACTTGTGACAGACAGGCACAGAGCGAGCTTGCTCATATCTTAAGATTGATTAAAGGTCACACCTTCCAGTTACCGATTTTTATCGATGTAGAAGAGCCGGGAACACAGCACTATGCTCCTAGATGCTGTGAAATCGTCTGTGAAGGACTTAAGGCGAATGGATATACTCCTGGAATCTACGCTTCACTTAGTTGGTTCAACAACCATCTTGGCGGTGTACGTGGCAAATACATTGAATGGATGGCAAGATACAAGAATCTCCCGGAAGATACATACAATGGTCAGTATGCTATTTGGCAGTATTCTTCTGATGGACAGGTAGATGGAGTCAGTGGAAGAGTAGATGTCAACCATTGCTACATGGAGTTCGGTGGAAGTGTTCAGCCTGTCACACCTTCTGTTAAGCCGGCACCGGCTACAAAGAAAGATTTAGGACAGGTCGATATTACATATCAGGCTTTCACAGACAGATGGTTGCCACCAGTGGTGAATAAAATCGACTGGGCTGGAAAAGGTGACAATGTTTCAATTAAGTGGCTTGCCATCAAGGTAAGCAAAGGAAGTATTCGCTGTAGAGTATACACAAGAAAGAATGGTTGGCTTCCGTACCTTACATTCGGCAACAGCTACAATCTGAATGACAAGGTCAATGGAATCCTCGGAGATGGTTCAGAGATCCTCGCTGTTGAGCTGTACTACATCACACCGGATGGATATAAGTACAAGATGGTTCATTACAGAGTTTCTGTACAGAACAATCCTAACTTCTATGCAGATCAGGTCGATACGCTGAACGCTAGTGGCATGGACGGATTCGCAGGGGATAAGAAGAGATTCGTGGACAAGTTTCAGGCTTGGATTGAGTAAAAATATGCCCCGGAGCATTTGACTCTGGGGCGTAAATATTGTATCATGTGAGGGGGCAAAAAGGGGGCAGAACATTGTACTTTGTTGTACGGTTTCGGTGCTGAAAATGCCTTAAAGTGCGATATTTCGCAGTAGTTTGTACCTATTTATATATACAGCTACTCCCCTAGACAGCTTTGAACCTTTCCCCGGAATCGCCCGTGAATGCGGTGTTTCCGGGGTTTTTCTTATTTCAGCAGATTCGCGATGCAGATCTTCAAATCTTCATAGATTCCAACAGAAATCTCATTGCAGATTTTCCTATAGGTTTACGGGTTTGAAGAAAAAATGCAATTCCTTGTTGAGAATTCTTTCACTTGTCATGAA